GCCGACGAGGCCGCGCTGTCATCGAACGCGCCCAGCGCGCCGTTGGCGCTTACGTCCCAGATCAGCTTTTCGCCCTGCGCGAAGACCGCGGCGCTGACCTTCGGCACGCCACTGAAAACGCCCTCTACCGCGACGCTGCCGGTGGCACCGTTGGCGAGCGCCACCAGCGCGACGCCCAGCATGCTGGGGCCCACTTTGACCATCTGGCCCGAGGCGACTGCGGCGCCGGTGCCGTTGGTCCACTGGATGGTGTTGCCATCCGATTCGTAGTTCTTGGCCATGACGTGATTCCTTAATGTGCGTGTGGGGTTGGTGGCGGCGCGCGGTCAGAGCCGGCGCCGCCTGGCCGTCAGCCGTTGCGGACCGCGCCGCGGTAGTCGATGGCGGCGATGCCGTAGTCCAGGCGCACCTTCCAGCGCGAGCCGTCCACGGTGAAGCCCTCTTCCTGGTCCAGGAAGGGCGTGTCGTTGCCTTCCAGGAAGGCGACTTCGATCACCGGCGCTTCACCCGGATCCGCGAACATGTACCACTTGGTATCGGCGATGCGCGGGGTATCCACCACGTCGCGGAACAGGCCGCGAACGGCGTTCGGCCGCTGCAGCTTGTTGGCGGTGTCCGGGTCGTACTCGGCGGCATTCAGCACGCGGGCGTCGCTGCCGTAGGCCAGGCCGGACAGGAAGATGGCCGGGCGCAGGTCCAGGAAGTCGTTGCCGCTGATGTCCTTCTGGCTGGCCAACTTCACGCGGGCCGAGCTGACCGTTGCCACGGTGGGGGCACCGGCGGATTCCAGGTTGCCGTGTTCGTTGGCGAACAGGGCATAGCCGTCACCCAACGTCGGGTTGCTGGCCAGCAACGCGTAGGCGCCCGCCTCCACCGTGCGCGAGGCCGCGCGGCCCAGCATGGTGGCCGCACCGATGAAGGCGCCCAGGTCGTCGTTGATCACCGCCTGCCGCGACAGGTTGATGATGTTGCCCTTGGTGCCCGCGGTGATGCTGGACTTCTCGCCGTCCGGGATGGCCTTGTTCTTGAATTCGCCCAGCTCGGTCAGGGAGTCCAGATTGCCCAGGCTGCCCACGCGGTAGCGGTTGTGCGCGCGGAAGTCGCTGACCGTGCCCACCGCGCACCAGCGGCGCCAGGTGTCAGCCGCGACCGCGTAGCCGGCCTGCAGCGATTTGTGCATCGCGTTCTCCAGCAGCACCGGGAAGTCGCTGGTGCTCTGGGTGAACGCGCGGCCCACCATTTCCAGCGTGGACATGCCGTCGGTACGCACGCCAATGCGGTGCAGGCACTCGCGTGCCAGTTCGCGCAGCTGCATGCTGCGCACCGGGTTGGCGCCGTCGACCACGTAGCGGCTCTTGGTGGTCGGGTTGACCACCATGGCGCGGGCGAGGATGGAATCCGTGGCGGCGCCGCGGAACTTGTCCGCTTCGTCCACGCCGGCCTGCACGCGGTTGATGTGGCCCCCGGCGTTGGCATCGGCACGGACATGTTCGTCCAGGATCAGTTGGCGGATGCGGTCGACCGAATGGCCGGCGCGCAGGTACTCGGCCGCGCGATCGGCGTGGCCGTGGCGGGCGCACAGTTCCACGATGTCGGCGGCGCGCTGTGATTCGGCGGCCGTATCGACAGGCGCGGCGGCGGCCGGGGCTGCAGGAACAGTAGTGGTGGTGCTGAGGTGAGCATCCGCCTCGGCGGCGGCGCGGGTGGCAGCGACAGCTGCATTGGCGGGCTGGGGCATTTCAGACTCCGGGGTGGGTTGCGCCGACGTGGCGCGGGTGAACACGCAGGGCGAGGCGCCATGCGTGGGATCGGGTTCGCTGCGGGTGCTGGCCGAGGCATCGGCCGGGATGGTCACGAAACTGATTTCGTGCGGGCGCCATTCGACGGCGCGGTACACCGGGATCCCGCCAGGGATCTCCTCGACTTCGTAGCGCTGCACGGTGTAGCCAACGCTTACGTTGCAAATGATGTCGTTGCGGATGTCCTCGACAATATCTGCCCACTCCGCGCGCTCGGTCATACGGAGATTCGCCAGCCCTTCGCCGCTCGCCAGATGCGCACCCTTCACCACGCCGATCTGGTTGCGGATGGTCCAGACGTTGTGGTCAGCCAACACCGCGGCCTTACCCGACTGCAGTCGGCTCATGTCGACCGCGCCAGGCTCCATGGACAGTTCTTCGTCGTAGTAGCGGCCGTTCCAGTAGTCGTAGCGGCGCACACGCGCACCGACCCCGAACGAGACATCGATGGTGCGCGCCTCGGCGTCGAAGCTGTTCGCGAGCAGCCTTCCTTCAAGCAGCTGCGGCGGCATCAGCCGGACGACGTTCTCGGTGGCCTGGTAGGCTTGCGTCATGGGTCAGTTCCCTTGCTTGCTGATGTTGGCGGCGGTGGTGGCCGCGGCCGCCGATGCGGCGCCGCCCCCCTTCGCCATGAGGAATTGCATGAGATCCAGCGCACCGGCGGACTGCAGGGACTGGAAGTCCTTGCCGAGTTCGGCGAACACCTGTTCCGGCTTGTAGCCGCGGCGGCGCAGCGCTTCGGACGGGCTGAGCAGGCCGGCGCTGATGGCGTCGATGTCGGCGGCCACGTCCTGCGCCGGGTTGACGTAGTCCCAGCGCGGCGTGCTCCAGTCCACGGTGCGCTTGCCATTGCCGGCCTTGCCGATGAGGTAGGCGGCGTCCACGAACCACGACGCGATGCGTTCGCACAGGCGCGGGATGACCACCAGCCACTGTTCCTGTTCCACGTCGCGGCGGAAGTCGATCTGGCGGATGCGGGCGCTGCTGAAGTTGACCTCCACCATGTCGCCGGTCAGCGACTCATAGGGCACGCCCAAGCCGGCGGCGATCAGGTGGAGGTTGAACTTGCAGTACTCAACGTAGCCACCGGCCGGCTTCGGTTCGACAAGCGTGGGATTCAGGCCCGGCGGCACCTCAGTCACGCCGCCGCTGGGCAGCACGCCGAGGTCACCGTATTGCCGGGCGCTGTTGGGATCGCTCGGCGATGCTGCGGACCCGTAGGCGGTGATGCCGCTCTCCAGCACGGACGCATCGCCGGAGACCACTACGCCCAGGCGGGTTTCCAGATTCTTGCGCTGCAGCTCCGCATCCTCGTACAGGCTGAGGTCGCGGGTGCGCGCGATGATCGGCGCAAGGCCGGTGATGACCCGCCCCTGCCCCGGCCGTGTCGGCGCGAACAGGGGCAGGATGTCCTTGGCCTCCACGCGCCTGCTGGCGCCAGTGCGGCGGAACCATTTCTGCGTTTCGCCGGGATGCTCATCGAACAACCAGTACGCGGCGGGCTTGCCCAGCGCGTCGTACTCGACGCCGTTGATGATGGTGTTGCTGGCGCGGCTGGTGCTGTTCTTGCCGCTGTCCAGCCAGTCGATTTCCAGCAGCTGCAACTGCAGCGGCACCGGCAGGCCATCGGTGGGCCGGCGTGTGCGGCGACGGACCAGCACCTCGCCGTCCTGCACCATGGCGCGGTACGCGGCGGCCTGCAGGCCGTACAGGTCGAAAATGGCGTCGGCGTCGGCGACCTTTTCCCAGTCTGCCCAGAGGGCGTTCAGGCGATCCGCGTCCGCGCCGTCGAAACGCGGCTCGAGGCCGGTGCCGATGGTGGCGCTGACCAGCGCCTGCACGCCACGGGCGATGTAGGGGACGTTCTGCACCAGGGCGCGGGCGCGGTTGCGCAGCTCCGAGGCGTCGGCAGCGTGGTCGGCATTCGCGCTGGCACCGGCGCGGCGCGGGCGCCAGCCATCGGTACGCGCGGCGCCTTCATAGGCGCGGGCCAACTGGGCTCGGGCCCGGCGACGGCGCAGGCCTGCATCCGGCGACCACCAGCCGATGACGCGATCCAGCAGGTTGATCTGCTCCGCCATCAGTCGCCCCGCGCCGTGCTGAACACGAACCGGTGGTGGCTGCGCCGGCCAGTGCTGGCGGCGATCTGGTTGGCCACGTGCTGGCGCGCCTGCAGCAACTCATCCATCGAGCGGTACTGCACGCGGCGGTCGCCATACTGCACCGACAGCGTGCCGCTGCCGATGGCCTTGTCGAGCGCGTCGAGATCGGCCTGCGTGTAGGCCATCTCAGTTTGTCTCGCTATGGGTGGGCACGATGCGCATGGATACATCGTGGCGAGGCGGGTGCGGGAGTTCTAGGGGAAACTCCCGCGCCTTGGTTATGCCGGCGATGACGACATAGCCGACCAGTTTGAGACCGCCGGCTCAGCGCCTTGCCCGCCTCTCGTCAGGCGATCACGCCTGCGCATCCCACGCCGCAGGCCAAGCGGCATCCGTTCACACACCACCGCCGACGAACTGGCGGACAGGCTTTAGGCCGGCAACCCGTCGCGCCCGATGTTGCCCGAGACCGTACAAGTGGGCGACATGATCCGCAGGGCGTT